AGAGGAAAAGAAGTACTCGCAGGCTGAAATCGACGCGATGATTGGCAAGCGCCTCGCAAGAGAACAGCGCAAATGGGAACGTGAGCAGCAGGCAAAGCAGGCACCCGTGCCAGCCGCGCCAACGGAAATTCCGAGTGCTGACCAATTTGACAGCCCACAGGCATACGGTGATTTCATCCGTGCCGAGGCTGAAAAGCTGGTCCAACATCGGGAAATCCAGAAACAACGCGCTGAGATTGAAGAGACCTTCGCAGAGCGTGAGGAGGAGGCCCGGTCCAAATATGACGACTTCGACCAAGTTGCGTATAACCCGAACCTTCGCGTCACCGATGTGATGGCCGAAACTATCAAAGCGTCTGACCTTGGACCTGATCTGGCATACTGGCTAGGCAGCAACCCCAAGGAAGCTGATCGCATATCTCGCTTGTCGCCACTGTTGCAAGCGCGTGAAATTGGTAAAGTCGAGGCAAAATTGAGTGCCGAACCTTTCCAAAAGAAAACCTCGTCTGCGCCTGACCCGATTCGTCCGGTGACCGCACGAGCAGTAAACCCCGGTGTCACTGACACCACCGATCCTCGGTCTGTCAAGACCATGAGTACATCGGACTGGATTGCTGCCGAGCGTCAACGACAACTCGACAAGGCACGGGCACTCCGCAACCGCTAATTTTAGGAAATCATCATGAGTAACAGTCTCTTAACCATTGACATGATCACCCGCAAGTCTCTCGAAATCCTCGAGAACAACTTGGTGATCACCCGCAACGTGAACCGCCAGTACGACGACAGCTTCGCTGTTGAAGGTGCCAAGATCGGTTCCACACTGCGTATCCGTTTGCCCGACCGCGCTCTGGTCACTGACGGTGCCGCCCTGCAAGTTCAGGACGACAACGAACAGTTCACCACTCTGACTGTCTCCAGCCAGAAGCACATCGGCATCAACTTCACATCCGCTGAATTGACCATGCAGTTGGACGACTTCGCAGAGCGTGTTTTGAAGCCACGTATCAGCCAGTTGGCCTCCACCGTGGACGCTGACGTTGCCAACGCATACAAGCTGATCGGTAACAGTGTCGGTACCCCCGGCGTTGCCCCCGCTACCGCTTTGGTGCTGTTGCAAGCCCAGCAGAAGCTGAACGAGAACGCCGCCACCATGTCGCCTCGCTACGCTACCGTGAACCCTGCCGCCAACGCTGCATTGGTCAACGGCCTGTCTGGTTTCTTCAACCCCACAGATGTCATCTCTCGCCAGTTCAAGAACGGCATGATGGGTGAGCAAGTGTTGGGCTACGAAGAAGTCAACATGAGCCAGTCGATCAAGGTTCACACCTGCGGCACCCGTGCTGCCACTGGCAACACAACCGGCGCTGCTGTAACCTCCGAAGGCGCAACCACTCTGACTCTGACTGTCGGTTCCGGCGAAACCATCAACGCTGGTGACGTGTTCACCATCGCTGACTGCTACGCTGCCAACCCACAGACTCGTGAGTCCACCGGTTCGCTGTTCCAGTTCGTGGCCCTGTCGTCTTCGACATCCAGCACAACTGCCACTGTGACCGTGGCTCCTATGTACTCGGCTGGTAACGCCCTGTGCACTATGGTGACTTTGCCTGCTACCGGCAAGGCTGTCGTGTTCGTTGGTGCTGCTTCGACCAGCTACCCACAGAACATGGTGTACCACCGTGACGCCATCGCGTTCGCCACTGCTGACCTGTTGCTGCCACAAGGCGTTGACATGGCAAGCCGTGCCGTTCACAACGGTATCAGCCTGCGCGTTGTTCGTCAGTACGACATCAACAACGACCGTATGCCTTGCCGTGTTGACGTGTTGTACGGTTACAACACTATTCGTCCACAAATGGGTTGCCGCATCTGGGGCTAATCCAAGGCGGGGGCTTCGGCCCCTGCGTTCAAAATCATTCTCTGAAAGGAAATTATCATGGCACTCCCAAACGGCGCAGGCGGTTATCAAATTGGTGACGGCAACATCGGCGAAGCTAATCTGACGGTTCAAGGTGCTCCCGTAGCACTGACAGCCGCAGCAACTCTGACCGGTGCTCAACTGTCGAATGGTCTGTTCACATACACTGGCGCTGCCGTCAACCTGACTCTGCCCACCGTGGCCGATCTGGAAGCTGACGTTTCTAGCGCACAGAAAGTGAACTCCGCATTTGAGTTCGGTATCATTAACATCGGTGGCACCAACGCTGCAACTCTGGTTGTCGGCACTGGCTGGACCATCGTTGGCGTGGCTGCTGTCAGCGCCAACACATCGGCCCGATTCCTCGCTCGTAAAACCGGCGATGGCACTTGGACCGCATATCGCGTTGCTTAATTCTTGAGCAACTGGTAGAACGGGGCTTCGGCCCCGTTTTCACATGGAGAATCAAATGAACGTCACTCTCGTACACCCTATCCACGGTGCCAAAGTTGCCACCAATCAAGTCGAGCTTGAGATGGATGAAAAAAACGGCTGGACGCAGTACAATCCTGACACACCTGTCGAGGTGGCATCCGAGCCGGTAGTCGAAGCGCCAAAGCGCAAGTACTCACGCAAAGTGACCGATCAACCTGTCGAACAGCCCAACGAAGTCCCCTCTTTTCTGACTTCGGCAAGCGACGAATCCGAAGGAAACTGAAATGGCTTATACCGCTGGCGACCAGATCAACCGAGCACTCAGGCTGCTTGGTATTCTTGCCGAAGGTGAAACGGCGTCAGCGGCAACAAGTCAAGACGCTCTGGTTGCAATGAACCAGATGATCGACTCGTGGAACACCGAGCGTCTGTCCGTGTTCTGCACTCAAGATCAAATCTTCTCGTGGCCCTCTGGTGAGATCAAGCGCACCCTTGGCCCAACTGGTGACTTTGTGGGCAACCGCCCCATCCAACTCGATGACGGCACCTACTACAAAGCCCCCAGCGGCGTGTCGTATGGCATCAAGTTCATTAACCAAGACCAATACAACGGCATCGCTGTCAAGACATCGACATCGACCTTTCCGCAGGTAATCTTTGTCAACAACACGTTCCCCAACGTGGAGATGTACGTGTACCCCCGACCCACGCAGGTTTTGGAGTGGCATTTTATCTCGGTGCAGGAGTTGACGCAGCCTGCGCTGCTCAATACCGAGTTGTTCTTCCCACCGGGCTACATGCGGGCCTTTGCCTACAACTTGGCAATGGAGATCGCACCCGAGTTTGGTGTGGAGCCTTCACCGCAGGTGCAGCGCATCGCCATGACGAGCAAGCGCAACCTGAAGCGCATCAACAACCCATACGATGTGATGAGCTTGCCCTACGCCGTGGTGGCAAACCGTCAGCGGTTCAACATCTACGCCGGTAACTTCTGATGAAGACGCCCATCCTCGGTTCATCCTACGTGGCCCGCAGTGTCAACGCTGCGGATGCCCGCATGGTCAACCTGTTCCCCGAGATCGTGCCCGAGGCTGGCAAGGAGCCTGCGTTCTTGAACCGCGCTCCCGGCCTGAACCTGCTCAACACAATCGGGTTTGGCCCGATCCGTGGCCTGTGGGCATTCTCGTCCAACGATGGGGTGGGCTTTGTGGTGTCGGGCAACCAGTTGTTTAAGATCGACAACGCCTACGCACCCACGCTGATCGGCACCGTGGCAGGCACTGGTCCTGTCAGCATGGCTGACAACGGTACCCAGTTGTTCATCGCAGCCAACGGCCCCAGCTACATCTACAACGCCAACACAAACGCATTTGGTCAGATCACTGACCCGGACTTTAAAGGCGCGGTGACTGTGGCCTACTTGGACGGCTACTTCGTGTTTAACGAGCCGAACAGTCAAAATATGTGGGTCACAGCTTTTCTGGACGGCACATCCATCGACCCGCTGGAGTTTCAGCCAACCGCAGCCTCCCCTGACGGCTTGGTAGCCGTAATCTCCAACTTCCGCGAGGTCTGGGCCTTTGGCACCAACTCGATTGAAGTCTGGTCTGACACCGCTGCGCTGGACTTCCCTCTTGAGCGCATCCCCGGTGCGTTCAACGAACTGGGCTGCGCTGCCCCCTACTCCATCGCCAAGATGGACAACGGTCTGTTCTGGCTTGGCCGTGACCGCCGTGGTCAGGGCATCGTCTACCGGGCCAACGGCTACGCTGGTCAACGCATCTCGACCCATGCTGTCGAGTGGCAGATTCAGCAGTACGCTGACATCACTGACGCCATCGCCTACACGTACCAGCAAGACGGCCACAGCTTTTATGTGCTCATCTTTCCCACGGCCAACACCACATGGGTATACGATGCCGCCACACAGGCATGGCACGAGAGGGCAGGGTTTGCCAATGGCGCGTTCACCCGCCACCGCAGCAACTGCCAGATGTCGTTCAACAACAAGGTCGTTGTGGGCGATTTCGAGAATGGCAACATCTACTCGTTCGACTTGGAAGACTACTCGGACAACGGGCAGATTCAAAAGTGGCTGCGCTCGTGGAGAGCACTACCCACTGGTCAGAACAACCTCAAGCGCACTGCACACCACAGCCTCCAGCTTGACTGCGAGTCAGGCACTGGCCTGAACCTTGGTCAAGGCAGCGACCCACAGGTCATGCTGCGCTGGTCCGACGATGGTGGGCACACATGGTCCAACGAGCACTGGATCAGCATCGGCAAGATCGGTGAGTACTATCGCCGCGCCATCTGGCGCAGACTGGGCATGACCCTGAAGCTGCGTGATCGCGTTTACGAGGTGTCAGGCACTGACCCCGTAAAGATCGTCATCATGGGCGCTGAACTGCTGCTGAGTCCGACGAATGCTTAACCCAATCATCACGCCTCCACGGGTGCCGCTGGTTGACCCTAACACGGGTCTGGTCAGCAGGGCGTGGTATTTGTTCTTCCTGTCGTTGAACAACGTGGCGAATGACGTTGTAAACGACCCAGTGGTTAGCCCCAGCGCCGAGTCGCTGATTGCCAGTTATGACGCACTGCTTCAGACGCTGGCGCAGGAATTGCAGACACAGCCGAGTCAAGGGAGTGCGCTTGACCAGATTGCTGAGTTGCAAAAGCAGATTCAGGCGCTTGAGGTGCAGCCAGCGGTTGACATTGCGGCCATCAATGCCGCAATCAACTCACTGTCGTCTGCGCCCGTCACCAAGACCGCCGATTTCACGGTGGCCGCTGGTGAAACATGGCTGATCAACAACAAATCTGGCTCAAGCTGTACCGTAACGCTGCCAACCCCCTCGACCAACACTGGCCGAGTGTTGAACTTTCAAAACTACCAAGACCAGACCCTTGTGTCAGCTTCGAGTAATGTGGTGCCGCTGGCCGGTGGGTCTGCGGGCACTGCGATCCTGCAAGCGGTTGCCGGTGCGAACGCCACCTTGGTTTCTGACGGCACAAGTTGGATAATGACGAAATACGACTCCAACAACTCGTTGGAATTGGAATAAGGAGAAACCCGAATGACAGTCATCGTCAAAAATCTGGTGCCATCAAAAGATGTGGCAAACACCCAGACAACCCAGTACACCGCCAACGGTGTGACCACGATCATCGACAAGTTCACGGCGACCAATTACAGCGCCAGTGCTGCCACGATCTCGGTCAACTTGGTCACTCTGGCTGGGTCTGCTGGCAACAGCAACCTGATCACCAAGACCAAGGCGCTTCAGCCGTCCGAGGTGTACACGTTTCCCGAGTTGGTCGGGCAGGTTTTGAACCCCGGCGACTTCATCAGTACAATCGCTGGAACCGCCAGCGCCATCAACATGCGCGTCAGCGGACGCGAGGTGACCTGATGATTGTTCGCAAAGCCACTGAAACAGACCTGCCGAAGTACATTGTGCTGGCAGAGTCGTTTCATATGGCGTCACCCATGCACGGTGTCATTGGGTTCGACGCAGCCGGGTATTCTCAGTTCTACCTGTCATCCTTGCAAAACGACAGTGTTGGCATATGGCTTGCTGAGATTGACGATGAGATTGTGGGCATCTGTGGTGCGCTGGTATATCCCATGTACTTTAACCCGTCTGCTCTTGTTGTGCAGGAGCTTTGGTGGTGGCTAACCCCGGCGTCCCGTGGTAGCGGTGCAGGCGGCAAAATGTTCAAGCAGATCGAGCAGTGGTCTAAAGAAAAAGACGCATCTGCATTGTTCATGATTGCTTTAGAAGACAGCCGGGCAAAAAAGATGGAAAATCTGTACATTCGCGCAGGCTTTAAGCCTATGGAGCGCACATTCATTAAAGAGGTTACGTCATGGCAATAGCAACCGGAACCGCGATTCTTGGGGCGGCTGCACTTGGAACACTAGCGTCACGAAGTGCAAGCAAAACTCAAGCATCGGCAGCGGGACAAGCTGCTGATCTTCAACGCGATCAATTTGAGCGTCAAGTCGAGTTGCAAGCCCCGTTTCGTGAAGCTGGCATTACCGCGCTCAACAAGCTGGTCCCGTTGGCAACTGACTACACTCCATTTGGAATGCAGCAATTCCAACAAGACCCCGGTTACGCTTTTCGGTTGTCCGAGGGGCAAAAGCAATTGGATCGGATGGCTGCAATTCGAGGTGGTCAAATATCAGGTAGTTCCTTGAAAGCCGCTGCGCGGTTTGGTCAAGACATGGGTTCGCAAGAGTACTCAAACGCATTCAACCGTTACCAGACCGAACGCAACGCCCGTCTAAACCCGTTGCAGTCTCTTGCTGGTGTCGGTCAAACATCTACCAATCAATTAGGCGCTGCGGGTCAATCAATGGCGTCCGGTGTTGGCGAGGCGTTGGGTGCCGGTGCCCAAGCCCGTGCTTCTGGTTACATGGGCATGGCAAACGCAATCGGTGGCGGCGTTGGTCAATACTTGAACTACGGCCAACAGCAGCAGCAAAACTCATTGTTGCAACAAGCATTGGGCGGTTCCACAGGGTATTCTCCAGCCGCTTCACCTGCATCTAGCGTGGGGTATCAAGATCCTTACGCCGGGTTTCGCTACGGCTCCAGCACATAAGGACCAATCATGGCACTTGTCAATCCCAACATCGCAATGAGTTTTCGTCAGCCTGAGTTTCAGGCTCCGAACGCTTTGGCTCAATACGCTCAGATTCAGCAAATCCAAGGCGGTCGTCAAGCACAAGAGTTGAATGCCCTGAAGATGCAAGAGGCTCAAGCGGCACTTGAGGAGCGCAACGCACTGCGCCAGTTGAACCCCTCAGCCGAAGACTATGAAAACCAACTGTTCAGGGTTAACCCTCAGTTGGGTATTCAATTTCGCAAAGAAGCGGCAACCACCGCAGCCCAACAAGCAGCGCGGAAAAAGTCTGAGTTTGATTTGAAGTCTGCACAACGCAAGTTTGGTGAAGACCTCAAGCGCGGTTTGTCGGCCAACCCCTCGGATGCAAACATTATTGCGTTTGGTGAAGATGCGGTGTTGCAGGGCTTGTACACGCCCGAGCAAGTCAAGGCTACGGTCAGTGAGTTGTTGGCGCTACCTGCTGCCGATCGAGTGCGGGTTCTTTCTCAAGCTGGCGCAAGTGCTGGCGAGTTGAAGCCGACAGTTAAGTCGGTTGACATAGGTGGCGCTGTTAACCTTGTGAACGTACCAGCTTTTGGCGGCGCACCTACAGTCATCGGCACTGCTGCTAAAACAATGGCCCCCGGCGAAGCCGAGCGCATTAAGAACGAGGGTTTGCGTATCGGCCTTGAGGGTCGCCGTGTTGCTGTGCTTGAGGAGAACAATCGCCGTGATGCCGACCCAGCGTTCCAGCAGCGCATGGGTGGTGCAAGAGCCGTTGGTGAAGCAATCGCCAAGGGTGATGTGGCCGCAATGCAGGCGTTGCCGAAGGTCATCGGTCGTGCCGAGGAGGGTATGCGCCTGATCGACGAGTTGATCGGCAAGCGCGATTCCAAAACCGGCCAACTGCTCAAGGGTGAGAAGACTCACCCCGGTTTCCAAAACGCCGTGGGTGCCACATGGCTCCCCGGTGCACGGTTCATTCCCGGCACCGATGCCGCTGGCTTCATGTCCCGCTTTGACCAGATCAAGGGTGCCTCGTTCCTTGAAGCCTTTGAATCGCTCAAGGGTGGTGGTGCCATCACGGAAAAAGAAGGCCAGAAGGGTACGGAAGCCATCAACCGGATGTCCACCTCGACCGACGAGAAGGAATTTATCCGCGCCGCGATGGACCTGCAAGACGTGATCCGCAAGGGTGTGACAAACGCTCAATCTCGCGCCTCTCGTGCGGGTGGCGGTGGTGCACCCGCCCCCGTTGCGCCAGCAGCAGGTGGTGTAATCGACTTTGGGAGCCTGAAATAATGGACGTTCGTTTACCCGATGGCACGATCATCAAAGGCGTACCCGATGGGATGAGCAAGGCCGATCTGACGGCCAAGCTGCAAGCCAACGGGTACGACATCGGCAAACTCACAACACCGGCAGCGCCAGCCGCGCCGGAACTGCCTGAGTCGCTGCGCCCCCGCACGGCTGCGTCCGAGGGTATGCCCGGTGCCCGTCAAGAACTGAGCACCGGTCAGCGCGTCTATCAGGCAGCGCGTCCCTTTGTCGCCCCGCTTCTCGAAGCTGGTGGTGCAATTGGTGGCGGTCTGCTGGGCACACCAATGGGTCCGGCTGGCATCGTAGGCGGTGCTGGTCTGGGTTACGGTATTGCCAAAGAAGGCTTGGAACTGGCCGATGTGGCGATGGGTATGAAAGCCCCTCGTCAGGGTGCTGCCCAAGTCGTTGAACCCGTGCGCAACGTGCTTGAAGGCGCAACCTTTGAAGCTGGTGGCCGTGTGGCTGGCCCGCTGATCGCCAAGGGTGTGGGCAAGCTGGCCGACCTGCGCCAGATTCCCAAGAACAAAGCTGCCGACATCGCCCGCAACGCCCTCGGCCCAGACTTGCCTGAAGTGCTCAACGCGCTCAAGGCAGGGCAGGGCAAAGGCATGAGTGCAGCGCAGGCCGCAGCCGACATCAACAGCCCAACATTCCAAGCCCTGATCGACCGAGCCACGGCCCGCGATCCGCGCTTCCTGTCGGCGCTGGAAAAGTCCCAAGGCGATGTGTCGCTGAACGCCCTGTCCAAGCTGGCCGGTGGCAAAACAGCCGCCGATGTCCGGGCCACCACAGAGGGTGCCAAGGAAGCTGCCCGCAGCATCACCAGCCCCATGCGTGAGAGCGCACTCACTCGTGCCAACCTCGGCAAAGAAGTCGCCCGTCTGGAAGGTCTGTCTGCCGACCTTGGTGAGCAAGCTGCTGCCAAGGTGCAGGAGGTTCGCCGCCTCATGGAATTGGGTGACATCGCCAACGCCAGTGCCCGCCTGAACCTGATCAAACGCGATCTGCCTGTCGGCCTGACCAAGTACACATACTCGGGCGAGTTGGCTGAAAAGGCATTTGGCGACTGGGCCAACAAGGCCGCTGAAGCATCCCTCGATCTTGGTCAAGGTGCTCGGTTTGCCGATCAGGCCGCTGGCGCTCTGCGCTCCGTGGGCATCAAGCCCCTCGAAGGTGAGCCACTGGTGCGCAGCCTCAAGACCGTGGCAAACAACCCTGAGTTCGCTGGCAACGATGTGCTGCTGGGTTCCTTGCGCAACGTCAGCGACGACATTGCCAAGTGGACCAGCAGTGGCGGTGTCATCGACGCCCGCGCCCTTGATGCCATTCGCAAGAACTCGGTTAATGCTGCGATCCAGCAGCTTCGCCCGGGCATGGACGCTACCAGCCAGCGCAACCTCGCAGCCGGTGTTTTGAGCCGTGTGAAGCCCGTGATCGACGATGCCATCGAGGCGGCAGGTGGCGCAGGCTACCGCGACTACCTCAAGCAACACGCGCAGATGTCCCAGAAGATTGCCGAGAAGCAGTTGACCGGTGAAGCCCTGCGTCTGTTCAAGACTGACAAGAACGCCTTTGTGCGCCTCGTGCAGAACGAGTCCCCAGAAGCCGTGGAGAAGATTCTCGGCCCGGGCAAGTACAACATCGCTGTCGAGTTGGCCGAGAACACACTGGCACCGCTGGAAAACGAGGCAGCAAAGGTCATCCGCAACGCCAACATCAAATCTCAAGTCGAGGGTGGTCAGGTGGCCCTGAAGGAACTGTTGCTCCAAAACATGAGCAAGTTCCGTCTGCCGTCCTACCTGAGTGCCGTGGCCGCGACGACCAACAAGGCGCTGAACATCTTGGAAACCAAAATCGGCACCAAGACAATGGCGACCCTGACCGAAGCCCTGAAGACACCCGAGGGTGCTGCTCAGTTGCTGGAGTCATTGCCCGCTGCCGAGCGCAACCGTGTTTTGCAGATCATGGCCGATCCGGCAAAATGGGGCGCTCCAACTCGTGCCGCTGTCACAGGCACAACCGCTGCCGGTGTCAACATGCTGGCACCAGAGCGATTCGTTGAAAATGAATTTGTAAGGTAGTACGACATGGCTTTCGAGAGTGCTGAAATCGACCCAGTGAAATACGGTGTGTTGTGGCAAAAAGTCCAAGACTATGAGCGCCGCTTTGACGAGATGAGTGCCAAGATGGACAAGATGGAAACCAACGTCGAGAAGTTGGTTGCCCTTGCCAACCAAGGCCGTGGTGGTTTCTGGGCAGGAATGGCATTCGTGTCATTCATCTCCAGTGGAGTAGGGTTTGCCCTAAGTTGGATTAAAGGACATTGAGATGAACGAGCAGCTTCACCAGATCGAACTGATCAAGGCGCAAGCCAGAGTCGAGTTAAACAAGCTGGAGGCCAGTTCTCCAGCCAAGGACGTAGCAGGCCGTGCAATCGGCAAACACGGGCTGTTCTACATCACCCTGATCGTCACCATCGGCGTGGCCTCCAGCCTTGTGCTCGACAAGGACAAGATTGCCGCTGTCATGGGCTTGCTGGGCGCATCGCTCACGGCCCTGATCTCCATGCTCAACGGCATCGCCGGGGCCAACGCCAAGCAGGAAAAGCCCGAGTTTGAGGTCATGAAGCAGTTGATCGACAAGCTGGACAAGTTGGACCGTAAAGAGCAACCAATGAAGGTCACCGTGGAAGGTGAAAAGGTCACCGTCAGCAAGGGTGATGACGTTGTAACTGCATCAAAGGGGTAATCATGTTTCCACTTGCAGCACTTTTGGGCATCGGTGAGAAGCTGATTGACAAACTTGTGCCCGACCCAGAGGCCAAAGCCAAGGCGCATGTCGAATTGGCAAAGATGGCGCAGGACGGTGAACTTGCCAAAATGGCAAACGAAACCGATCTGTACAAGACCGAGCAAAACAACCTAACCGACCGCCTCAAGGCCGACATGGGCAGCGACTCTTGGCTGTCCAAAAACATCAGACCCATGACGCTCATCTTTATCTTGGTGGCGTACTCTACGTTTGCCATGATGAGCGCGTTTGATTACGACACCAACGAGAAGTATGTTGAACTGCTGGGCCAGTGGGGTATGTTGATCATGTCGTTTTACTTCGGTGGCCGCACTCTTGAAAAAATCATGGACATGAAAGCCAAAAAATGAACTTGACACCACATTTCACACTCGACGAGTTGACCGCATCCGAGACAGCCGAGCGCAACGGCTGGGACAACAGCCCCAACGAGCAGGAACTTGAGAACCTCAAGCGCCTCGCTGACTTCTTGGAGCAGGTCAAGGTGGTCATGGGTGGCAAGCCCATCATGATCAGTTCCGGCCTGCGCACCAAGAAGGTCAACGATGCTGTTGGATCAAAAGACACCAGTCAGCACCGCATCGGGTGCGCCGCTGACTTCAAGGTGCCCGGCATGACCCCTGACGAGGTGGTGCGCAAGATCATCGCCAGCGGGATCAGCTACGATCAAGTGATCTCCGAGTTTGGCCGCTGGGTGCACATCAGCGTACCCAGCAGCGTGGACACCACCCCTCGCAAGCAGGCGCTGATCATTGACAAGGCTGGGACACGTCAATTCGCATAAGCGGCGCAGGCCACCAAAAAGGCCATCCACAGCATCCCGATGATGCCTATCAGCACCCAGTACCCCAGCCGCCTCAGTTGGTCACGCCAGATACTTGGTGGCAGGGGGTCAGCGGACTTCATACGCTGCCCAACTCTCGCCACCCGAATTGGGCAGTCCCGGCCTTGATTGCAGTTCCCGTAATCGTCGCAGCAGTTCGTCATCTCGAATCCTTTCTTCGGTTGAAAATCGGTGCAAATTGGCACACTCGTATCGGCGCGTCACCACGCCGTCTGTCTTGCGTGTCCGGGTTTCTTTGACCGAGGTCCACGCGCTACACACTGGGCAGGTGATGCTCATGATGCTCTCCAGTGCATCCCGAGGTTGAACACGCTGTTCATTGTGGTGCGCGACTTCAGCCGTGCATAGTACCGGCGCTTGACAGCAAGCTGATCAGCCTTGGGTTTCTTGGCGTCAGGTTTATCACCCATCGCAAAGACGGCCCGGGGATAGGTGCGGGCACCATCGTGGTCGTCGATGTAGCGCACGACATAAATGCGCTTGATTCCGGCCTTGGTCCGCTTGTTCATGCGGTTCAACACAGCATGGGCGTCATATCGGGTGATCCCCAGATACTCGGCCAACTCCATCGCAGTGATCTCGCCAAACTCGACAATGGCGGCAGTGGTGTCAATGACCCGCTGCCCACGATTGAGGCTGCTCAAAATGGTGCCTCCGGTAGCTGGCTGCGCTGCTGGCGCTGGTACTCGGACTCCTGTTGTGGAGTCCACGGCACTGGGCCACCGGGAGGAGGGAAGGGCCATGTCATGCCTGCTCCCTTGCTCGGATGGCTTGATCAACACGATTAGCAAGCCCACGATCGGCACCAAGCAATGCAATGCCAGCCCTGTAAGCACACGCCTCTCGCTCGTCAGCAATAGCGTCAGCACGGGCAAGCTCAACAAAGCGTTCAAAGTACTTGTACTCGCTGAACTCAAAGCGATGACCATCATCTCTTACGCCTGCAATCCGGGCCATGTCAATGATGTTTCTCATGATTGCTCCTCAGTGGCCTTGTGTAAATAGGCCGTCAGGCGCTTAATCTGCGCCTCGCGGTACTTGCACATGGAGTCGGCGTATTCACGCGCTGTCTGGGCCTCCAGCAGCCTGCGCTTGCTGTCCTCCAACTCGCGCAGTGCCAGTGCTTCGGCGCTTGGTGTGGTGTATGCGTTCTTCACCCAGTTGACAAGTTCGTTGATCATTACAGTTACTCCAGTGGTTAATGTGACACGAGTGTATCACAGTTTCAGTAAAGGCCGTCAAGCACTGGCGGCTGATAATTTGGACCCTTGGTAATCTTGCCGTTGGCGTCACGAATTGGCTGGCCGTTGTGGTCGAACTTGGACCAGTTGCTGGTGTTCACACGATCACACGCATCGGCGGCTTTCATGCCCGCGCAGTAGGCCGCACCGATGCCGGTGACCACCTGATCAGCGATGCTGTCAAGGAACTCGTTGCGGTCATTGATGGTTGCCTTGAGTTCGTTGATCTTGAGCAGTTTCGCCAGCGTCAACACTTGCAAGCGCACGTCATGCCACAACTCGTCATCACTGGTGTCAACGGAGCGCATCATCTCCTCGATCTCCTCGAAGTGGCATCCAAGCTGCACGTTGAAGTCGGCAGCAGTGGGTTCAGGGCGGGCACGTTTGTGCCAGAGTTCAATTGCTTCAGTGCTCATGTTCATACTCCTTTGGATTGACGGTATTGTTTGACTGCGTTACGCAGCCCAGCTTGGGTTGTGGCCTTCTCATCGAGGGCCAGTGCTTGTGCTTGGTCCAGTGTGTCTTGCATCAGGATGCGGTGGCACATGACTGGTGCCCCTTGGCCCTGACGGCGCACACGGGCGTTGAACTGCTCGTACAGGTCCAGCGACCAGTTGAGGCCATACCACACGAGGATGTGGCCGTTCTTCTGCAAGCCGTCGATGCCGTGACCCATGCTGGCCGGGTGGCCGATCATGAGTTGGCAATCGCCAGTCTTCCAGCGGTGCATGGCGTTGGTCAGCGATGCCTCGGTCTTGCACTCGGTCAGGTTGATGGGCCGCATGTCTTTGAACCGGGTCATGATGCGCTCGGCATCGCTGCGGTACGCATAGGCGCACAAAATCGGTGAGCCTTGGGCCTCGTCGATGATGTCCTCAAGGGCGTCCAGCTTCATGTCATGCACCGGCTCCCACAGGGGCATCCCGGCGATGGGGTACATGGCTCCGTTGGAGAACTGCAAGCACTTGTTTGTGAGAGCCGCTTGGTTGAACGCTTCGACTTCCTTGCCGCTGTCCAGCACCATGAAGAACTCTTTCTCCAGCCTGTCGTATTTGGCCCGCAACTCGTCAGGCATCTCGATCTCGATGTTGTTGACGATCAGGTCAGGCAGCGGGTTGTAGTCCTCGGCTGACATCTCCAACGTGATGTCACCAATCAGCTTCTTAATGGTGTCCTCGGTGTCCTCGTAGGGCACCTCTTTGTAGGGTCCGGCCTTCTTGTAAAACCGGGTGCGGAACGCCGTCTTGCTGGTGCCCAGACGCTCACCCTTGTCCACCACGAGGAACTGACCGTGGAGGTCTTTGTACCCGTTGCTGGCGGGGGTGCCGGTGAGGCCCGTGGTCCACTCGAACTGGTCCGCGATCTTGCGAAACGCCTTGACCCGGTTCGTGGCGCTGTTCTTCATCTTGCTGATCTCGTCCCAGATAATTCCGTTAAACGGCATCGGGCGACCCTTCTTGACAAAGTAGGTCTGGAGAGTCTCGGCCAGCCAGCCAAGGTTCTCGTAGTTGATCATGTACACGTCAGCAGGGCGCAGGAGAGCGCGGGTGCGCTGGTCCTTGGTGCCCGCTACCATGCTGAACTTAAGGTGCTTGGTGTGTTCCCACTTCGCAGCCTCTTGACGCCACACCAGACGAATGACTCGGATGGGTGCCACAATGATCACACCTCGCAGGAAGCTGGTGCGGATCAGGTGGGCCAGCGTGGTCAGCGTGATCACGGTCTTACCCAGTCCCATGTCCAGCCACAGCATCGAGTTGGGGTGTGTGGACTGGAAGTTGACCGCTTTCTTCTGGTAGTCGTGGAGCAGGTCAGGTGTCAGCATCCCATCACCATTACGTCAACCATCAACTTACCCTCGGCCACGTTGTCAATGACGAACACGTTGACCATCTGTTGCCGGAGCCTGTCGTGCTCCCGGTACTGCGCTGGCGTGGGCACTTGACCCTCGCGCTTGAACTCGCAGAACCACATGCGCCCATCGGGTCCGATGAACAAACGATCAGGCACAGCGGCACGGGCGGGACTGGTGAACTTGTACGCCAGCACACCCTTGGACTTGGCGTAGTCGCAGACCTTGGCTTCAATCTGTTTTTCCAGCATTGCGTGTCTCCAGTTCGATCAGCAACTCGATGTAGTGCTTGGCTTTTTCGAGATCAGCGATGCCGTTTTTCTTGCGCCAGCGGGAAACGTACTTGATCACGTTGCCCTCAAAGTACCCAATCGCGTTGGCGTGGATGTACTCTACTGGTTGAATCGGTTGGTCTTTGTAGTGGTTACCGGCCACTTGTTTGCTCAGTGCTGTCATTCTGTTCCACTCCTCAAGTTCTTCGGTTGTTATTTCAGTTACGCTAAACCCAGACATAGCTTCTCCACTTCTCTGACGTAGTAATCGAAATCGACGGGCGACTTGCCAGCATCATTGATGTCGTTGCATACCTGCACACCCCAGCCCGACTCGACGCCAATCTTGCGCCACTCGGTCTTGCCCTTGATGGGCGGCATGTACTTGAACAATCGGCCACCGCCTTCGGAAATGTAGTAGCGCGTGATGTTCTGAATCTTTTGGGGCGGTTGGTTGTCCCACTCGATGGCTAGATGGCTGCTGCGGGGCACCTTGGTGCGCAGCATGAAGTCCATGATGTCGGGCCACTGCTCAACTGTCTCGCGGATCGGTGCACCCTCGACCAGCACCTTCTCGGCCACCTTGGCAATCACAAGACCACCAGCGTTCTGATGCCAGCCCATCTTGTACTCGTAAGCGCCTTTACGCTTGGTGCTGCCGTTCTCAAACACGCCGATGTAGTTGTTGACATCGCGCACCATCATGGCCTTGTACACAGCTTCTTCAAGGTTCAACCCGGTGCGTGACTGCCATGCAGCGCGGGCCAGATCGACCAGCATCTTGTGGCTGCGGGGCACACGCACTGTCAGGCCGTCAGTGTTCACTTGGATCAAGCGCAGACCGGGGATGTGCATCAACCCCTCGGCCAGCAGACACAGCAGCAGTTGACCGTTGAGCGTGATGCTCATGGTGAACAGCGGGTCGTAGAAGATCGAGAATTGGTTGTTGCTGTCACCATAGACGCCGTTCAGCGCCAGCTTCAGCATCGCGCTTTCTGCGGACTTCTTGGGGTACTGTTTGCGCTGCTCGAACAGGTGCTTGTAGATGCTGACAAACTCTTTTCCGAGATGGGCCGGGTGAAACCCATTCGTTATAGCCAAATTCGGATAGTAAGAAGTGACATCAAGATCAACAATGACATATTCACTGTCAGACTCGATGACTTCGGATTCCACTGAACCGTGAATGCCACCCAGACCAAACACAAAAGTAAATCCGTTGATGACAGCGGTGAGGTCATTGAACACTCCCTTGGTTTCAGTGATAGTCTGAGCCTTGAGCCAGTTCATCACCCGGTTAAATTCAGGATGCTCGAAGT